ACCCACCTCCGAGTGGGTTCCACCGGCCTCTTTTCCCGATCTATCTGACGCCAAGGAGATCGCAATTGATCTGGAAACGTGCGACAGAAACATGGAACGGTTCGGCCCCGGATGGCCAAGAAATGATGGTTACATTGTCGGCTACGCCATTGCTGTTGAAGGATGGCGAGGCTACTACCCAGTTGCTCATGAGGGTGGAGGTAACCTTGACCGTGGGATTGTTGAGCGATTCATTCGACGTGTGCTTGACCTTCCATGTCCCAAGATCATGCACAACGCCGCCTACGATCTTGGATGGCTTCTCGCCTCTGGATTTAGTGTGCGGGGTCGAATCATTGACACCATGGTCGCTGCTGCTTGCATCGATGAAAACCGATTCAGCTACGCCCTTAACGCCCTCGGTTTCGATTACCTCAAAGAGGTCAAGTCTGAGCAGGGACTGAAGGAAGCCGCACAAGACTTTGGCGTCCATGCCAAGAAAGAACTCTGGCGCTTGCCTGCCATGTTTGTGGGCGAGTACGCCGAGCAAGATGCTGCGCTCACGCTTAAGCTTTGGCAGCACTTCAAAGCGGTCTTACGCAAGGAAGAGGTTGAATCGATCTTTGATCTAGAAACTGAACTTCTACCTGTGCTGGTCGGAATCACCAAGCGGGGCATTCGCTTTGATCGCGATCGAGCAACCAAGCTCGTGGGCGAGATGCAAGACAAAGAGGCCCAGTTAGTCAAAGCCATTCGCAAAGCCTGTGGGTCGCCTGTGGACATCTGGGCCGCAGCCAGCATCGCTACAGGGTTTGACAAGCTCGGGATCCATTATCCAAGGACCACGAACGGACTGCCAAGCTTTACCAAGAGTTTTCTTGACACGCACGAGCATCCGATCTGTAAGCAAATCGTTGAAGCACGCGAACTCAACAAGACCCACGGCACGTTCTTGCAGCCTTACCTGGACTTCTCTGCGTACGATGGTCGCATTCATCCGCACATCAACCAGATCCGGTCTGATGATGGCGGCACGGTCACAGGGCGGCTTTCCATGGCCAACCCCAATCTTCAACAGGTTCCGGCCCGTCACGAGGTCATTGGACCCATGGTGCGTGGTCTGTTCTTACCGGAAGAAGGCGAGATATGGGCTGCGAATGATTTCTCGTCTCAAGAGCCACGCCTGCTTGTCCACTATGCAAGCCTCCTGGGCCTGCCTGGGGCAGATGACATGGTTGCGGCTTATCACAAAGACCCCCGCACCGACTTTCACCAGATGGTTGCCGACATGGCAGGCATTAAACGCAAGGCTGCAAAGACGATTGGCTTAGGGTTGATGTACGGCATGGGCAAACAAAAGCTTGCCAACAGCCTGGACTTGCCGCTTGATGAAGCGGATGAATTAATGAAAAAATTTCATCAAAACGTCCCATTCTTGCGTGGCACGGTGGATGCCGTGATGCGTCGGATCGAGCACCGGGGTTCGGGAGGCGCGATCCGTACACTCTTGGGCCGCAAGTGCCGCTTCCCGCTTTGGGAGCCTACCGAGTGGGGCATCAACAAGGCACTGCCTTTTGAAGAGGCGTCCATCAAGTACGGACCAAGGATCAAGCGTGCGATGACCTACAAGGGTCTGAATCGATTGATCCAGGGGTCAGCAGCAGACCAGACCAAACGAGGCTTGGTTGAGCTCCACAAGAAGGGCTTTACGCTGCTCTTGCAGGTGCATGATGAGATTGCTCTTTCCGTTAAAAGCCGCGAAGAGGCTCAAGAGGCCGCACACGTCATGGCGACAGCCGTTAAGCTGGAAGTGCCTTCGATTGTTGACGTAGAGACTGGACGTTCTTGGGGCGAGGCTGCATAATGAACGCGGTAGTGTCCATAGCTACCTCTCCTGTTGTTGTCTTCCCGACGATGTTGGCCCGTGGTCCAAGGATCACGGGTCTTTTTTATGCCTACTAAAAAGAAGTCTAAGAAGGGCCGACCACGCCTATGGTTTAAGCGTGAGAAGAAGGTCGTCTCGCCATCGCGCAGACAAACAAAACCTTGGTGTACGGTGATGCTTCCTCTGGAGGCCTACGCCATGCTGACAGAGTTAAGTGAGTTTCATATGGTTTCTCGCTCAACGATTGCGCATCGCTTGATCTACGCAGAGTTTTTACGTACACTTTCTCGCGTAGACCCCGAGAAAGCTAAAGAAATGGAGAAAGAATTTGAAGCGCGCTTTCACAATCCCGTTATCGAACGTGTTGAATGAATTAGAAGTATTTGTTCAATACGAAGTCCTGCCAGCCGAAGCTGGATTGCCTGAGCAAATCGATATCAAAACCGCATGGCTTGATCTTGAACACCAAGATAGGCCAAGACGTGTCAACATTCTCGGCGCATTGACTGAATCCAACTTAATGCTTTTAGAGGACGAAGCCTTTGAACACCATCGAGCCCTACAGAAACCTGTCCCGGAGCGGGATCCGCGCCAACTTGAATTACTTCCAGACCCGTATGGACCGGTTGAGGCGGGAAATACGCGAGTTGGAATTCCAGTATCAATTGAACATCTGCGCGTACTCGTGGATGATTGACGACCAAGGAGAAACCAATGCAACACCTGACCAACCAACTTCGGCTGATGGCCGAGCAGATGACTGACATGGAAGATGCACGCATCATCATGTACGCCGTTAATCACATCGAAGCTGCCAGGATTTGGAAACTTCGTTGGGCCGAGGCTGATGAGAAGTTACACAAGCTGCATGAAATGCATGACAAACTATTGAGGGAATACAATGAATACAGAAGGCGACACGGAGACTGACTTTCCTATCAGTCCTGAACAAATGAAGTGGCCGTTCAGAACCGAGGAAGAACGAAAAAAGATCATCAAATGGCAACAAAAACAAAAAAGACGTGATAAAGTAAATGAACTCAGCGATGTTGAGTTAGCACCTTACTGATACAGGAGAAAGAAGATGGAAGAACGTCAATGGAAGTCCGGTTCAGATGTCCTAGCAAGGTTTCGTAATCAGCCTGCTGCCAAGACGCTTACGCGTTTTGATCTGCGTGGTCAAAAGGACATTGAGAGCCAGCCCATCGAAGAAGTCGAGTACAGCTTTCGCGGTGTTGGCCTTGCAGTCAATATCAAGCGTGAGCCACGCGAGACTTGGATCCCACCTAGTGAAGATCCTTTTTACAAGGCCAAGTGGTCTTTTTACAAAGCTCTATTTTCAACAGGAGAGTAATCATGGAAGAAGTTAAGAAAGTTTCACCGCTTAAGGGACGCAAGCTTGGGCCACGCAAAAAGCCTTCGCCCTTGAAAGGCCGCAAGCTTGGGCCCTCACCCTTGAAGGGTCGCAAGCTCGGTCCTCGCAAGCCGAAGGTTGGCGTCATACCCCTGAGCCTCTTGGAGGTGGCACGGAAGGTTGTTGACGCTACTCAACCTAAGAAAGCTGTTTTTGAGGGCGTGGATAAGATCCTGCAAGAGCGTGCCCAAAGCTACGGCACGTTTGTCTCGCTTGCTAAGACGGCGCAAGAGTTTAAGTCAGTGCTCTACAGGGAGCTTGGCTCAAGGAACAAGCGCGTTGCTGATGACCAAGCCGAAGCCCTTGACATGATCATCCACAAGATCGCCAGGATCATCAACGGCGATGCGGATCACATTGACTCATGGGCTGATATCGCGGGCTACGCCAAACTTGTTGCCGAGCGGCTGCAAGGCAGGACGCTATGAACCACGACGACGATTTAAAAAAGACCGTTGAAGCAAGCAAGGATTTGCTAACCAAGGCTATTGAGCTTTTCAACGATTATGACGCCGATGAAGTGATGTACGTGATCAGTTGGTTGATGGGTATTCATGTGCATTACGTTGTTGACCGTGAACTGATGAACGAAGATAAGGCTTTAAATACCGTGCTTTCACTGGTCCGATCGGCTTACATCGCTCAAGGGGAGGATGACAATGACTAGGGATCACGAAGCCATTGTTCACGTCATCAACATAGCGTTGAATCATCACGAGTGGCGGCTCGTGCGCCATCTCACACGTCTTATCGAGATGCTGGATGCGAATGACGCCGAGCAGCTTGAGCAACCGTCTTTTTTAATGCGTAGCCAAAGGAATGATCATCATGTTAACGACTAAAGTTATGGCGATCACGGCTCCCGAGCCTGTGTTCGTCTTAAATGGTATGACTTACCTGCCTCATTACAGCAAGCCTTGTTGGGTGCAGCCAGGGGCTTTCACCACGACTCACAACATCATAAGAAAAATGGATGAACATGCTGAGGACGTGAACAAGCGGCTCTCTGCCTCGGAGCTCTTTGCCATGGGAGCCAAGGTCGAAGAGCAATCCTTGTGGCCTCGTGAGTGGACGAAGAACTGGCAACAGTGGTTGAGGCCCTAGCCATGGGCAAGAACCGCTACGTTCAAGCGTTTCTTGCGCTTGATCTTACTGATCCGAATGCGTATATCAATGCATATGCGCCCGATATGCGGAGCAGGGATATCGTTTTACGGATCATGGCCCAGGGCCAACGGCAGTGCGATGTAGCTAAGGCCTATGGCCTTAGCGGAAGTCGGATTCACCAGATTTTGAATATGACGCTCCGGAAACTTGTTCGACTTCACAAGGGAGGCAAACGATGAGTCCCGCTCACAAGTTCGCGATGCTTGCAGCATGGCTCGAGGGCTATGCGGAGGGCCTGCCGGATTACTGCACGGCAGAGAAGTTCAAGATTAAAGAGGCAGCAGAGTTGCTCATGGAAGTTTATGAGCAGCGGATGCAGGGCAATGATGGTTGGAAGCAGCATGCTGGGGACCGGGCGTGAACAATGCCGAGATCCTTAAGCTAGCTCGGCAGACAGGCGTGTTGTTATCAGGGAGGGCAGAGCATGAGGAAGCGGTCAAACGCTTTAGTAAGCTCTTGCTCAACCGGTACAAGGCACTGACACGGACGCAGACTGAGTACTTTGATGTACTCGATGATTGGATGTCGCTTGCCGATTTAGCCAAAAGGTTTAGTTGTAC